AGCAACTTTCCCAGAGCAAGACATCACCAGTCTAATCAACAAAAAACACATATACAGCGGAGCCGCGGGGTACTAATGAGCGAAGCACCAAAGAAATTCTTTTGTGGGTCAAATGAAATCTGTGAGTTTAAAGAGCATTTCATAAATAACCGATGCTTTGCCCCATACACCATAAGGCAATCTTGTCCGAAAATTATCCGAAAGGATAACAAAACCGTGATTCAGGGAAGCAAAGAAGAAGCCGTCCAATGCAGATAAAAAAACAAGCAAAGACACAGATTAAAAAGATTAAGGCTAAAGCCGAGCCGGAGCAGGTCAAGGCTCCTACGGTAGACCAAGACGCTGAAATCGTCTCTTTTGTTCAGCGTAATCATAAAGCCGGGGTTGATTATCGGAAGAAGTTTAAAGATGCTTGGGATGTCATCATAGAGCAAATCCGCTGTGTTCATCCTTCTGCATGGGCGGACAAAGAAGATTGGCAATCAAAGGTCTTTATACCTCAACAAGCTAAGAAAGCAGAAACAGCCGCCGCCTATCTTGACAAGATGCTTTTCGGACAAAAGAGATTCTACAACATTACAGGCGTCGAAAAGAAAGACAAAGAACGAGACGGATATATCTCTGAGCTTTTTGATGTTGTATTTGATCGCGGGAATTTCTCGCTTGAGAATGATTTTGTCCTACAAGAAAGCTCGCAGATCGGAACGGGATTTTTAAAGGTCTTAGTTAAACCTGACCGCTCAGGTCTTGATTTCATTTGGAGATCTGCTTACAACATATCGTTTGACCCTTCCGCCGGATACAACTTCTACAAAGGGAAGTATGTTTGCGATGAATACAAAAGAACCATCGACCAACTTATCAGTGATTTAAACTTTCCCGAGCCTCTATACACCAAAGAAGCAATCCAGAAGGTTATTGATGCGGCGGAAGAAGCGGGTAAATCCAATGCCGATGAAGGCCTTGTCACTATCAAAGGTATAGACGGAACGTCCGAAATCAACATATCAAAGGACTGGTTCGAGGTTGACATCGTTGAGTATTGGGGAAAAGCGAAAGTTTCTTATGATGATGTTACAAACGACAAGACCATCAAGAAATATAAGATGGTCGATAAGCTAATTGTCATCGTAAACGATAAGATTAAGATTCGAGAGGACGAAAACCCCTATGGATTCATCCCAATATTCCCATGTCGTATTAAGCCAAGAGGTTATGACACCTACGGTCTAGGATTCTGCGAGAACACAAGAGACTTACAAGACCTAACAAACTCAATGATTAATCTTGGGTTTGACTCTCTCAAGCTCTGTTCGATGGATATTGCAATGGTAGACGCTACGAAGATTAAAGACCCGGCGTCTATCGAATACAAGCCTAAAGCCGTTTGGCTCATGAAAGGCAATCCAAGAGAATCGGTCAGCCTTACAAGACAAGGCATATCAGCCCTAGGAGAGATCATTAGGGGCTTAACCGTCCTTGACCAATTCGATCAAGAGGCAAGTGGTGTGCTTCGTCAGGTTCAAGGTGCTCCGTCTCTAGGCGGTGGAAACTCTGAAACTCTCGGAGAGTATCAAGCCAAACTAGCCATGATTGATAACCGATTTTTGAAGATCGGTCGGTTCATTGAACGGGACTATATCGAGCCTCTTCTAAAAGGCGTGTTCAAGATTCTATTCAATCCTCAGTTTTTCAATCAACAGGCGATTGATCGGATTCTAGGATATCGGGAAGAACAACAGCAAATTCCTGACCCGATGACAGGGCAACCGATTACCATCGTTCAATCATTCCCGAAAATCGTATTCGATGAAATCGCCAACTCAGGGGACATGGCTTTTGACTTTAAAGCCGTAGGACTTACTCAATTCTCTAAGTCTATCGAAACGCTTCAGAAACTTAAAGAACTTTTAATGATAGTCGTTAAAACGCCTCAGCTTATGGTCATGTCAAAGATTGAGGAAATCTATAAAAGGGTTCTTCAAGCTGCTGAGATTAATGACTATCAGGATTTAATCAAGAGTGACGATGAAATTAAGAAGATCATGGACCAGATATATGCTGGAGTTCAGGGAAATGGTGGTATGCCTGGACAGACTCCAATCCCAGGACAACCGCCAATAGAAGGAGGGATGTGATGGCTAAGAAAAAATCAGTAAAAAAAGTAAATAAATTATTCCCAGTTGAAAAGAAAAAATTACCTCCTTGGATGAATCGGCATCCTTCGGACAACAAGCAAAAGAAGTTGAACAACGTAAGGCCGTAATGGAAAAAGCTCTAGCCTTTACATACGCTTCTGACGATATCGCTTATTACTTTGGGGAGCGTGTTCAAAACTCGTTTAAGCACTTCCACGAGAATATTCCTTTTCACATTCTTACCCTTGACGAGGAAGAAGAAATATTCGGGGATATTAAAATCCCGGCGATTGGAAGCCATTTCGCGGCGCTCTCAACTCGCTATCTTAGCAAGATGCTTGATAAATACGAGACAGTAATCAAGTTAGATGCGGATGTGGTGATTACAGGTCGATTGGATGAATTTCTTGATAAGGATTATGACATCGCAGGTTCTTTGAATTGCCCTGATGTACCCGGCATAGATTATAAGCGTTTTCCAAACTACTGCAATCTTGGGGTTACAGCGGTTAAGAGTAAAGCCTTTGCAGAGGAATGGTACAAGTTGACTTACGACCCTGATTTTAACGCAAAAGAAAATCTTGGCTACCTAGAGCAAGGGGTAATGAACTACCTCGCCCACAGCGGGAAATATAAGTTTATCGTCGTAGACAAAGAAGGAACTTATTACAACGAAACCTCGCGCGATAAGTGGGACCAATTAAGAATAAAACATAAAGGTTTGTTCATCGGTGATCGCCAAGTCAAGGCTTTGCATTGGGCTGGCGGTGGGGTAATGAGCGACAAATATTCGCATCCAGCTTTCCCTGATGATGTTCGAAGATTTTTAAACAAAGTAACGCAAACTGAGGACTTTACCAATGCCAAAGACAAATAAGAGGATGGCACAAGAAGCTCTTAGGGCGAGCCGTATACAACAAACTCTAAATTCCGTTGGTTGGCCCGACATCATGGAGATTGTTCAGAATAAGTATAACGACTCAATGGATGCGCTTTTAAAGAAAGAAAGTCCTGAAGCAAGGGGAGCTATTAACGCACTCACAGAGATTTTTGACGATATTTCCGCCGACTTACAATTTGGCGAAAATGCAAGACAGAAGTATATCAAGGAAAATTCAGAAATTAAACGTCCTGCGGTGGAGTAATATCCGACCAAAGGAACAACAAAACGAGGTGAAACATGACAGACGAAATAAAGCCAGAAGCGGAACAACAGCCAAAATCGGAAGGTGAAGCTGTCAAGACCACTCCCGAGCCTAATCAGGGTCCTTCTGCCGAAGAGTTGCAGAAGCAAATTAAAGAACTCGAAGAGAAGCAGAAAGCGAAAGACGCTGAGATTGCCGACCTTAGAACCACAAGGGCAACGATTGAAGCAAGGCATAAACAAGTTCAGGTTGATGTTACAAACGATACTGAATTTGAAAAGCGTTTGGCTCAGATCGAAGAGCAAAGAGCATACGATCCTCAAGGTGCGGCAAAAGCTATGGCTTCGTTACTCAAAGAAGTCAAAACTAAATCCACCGAAGAGGCAGTAAGTAAAGCGCGGAGTGTCATATCACAGGAAACAACCATCGAGAAATTAAGGAATGGCGTTAAGTCGTCAAATCCAGAATTCGACGATGACGTTATAGATGTGATTATGGACAGAGCCAATCAGTTTGCATCGACTGGTCAGTATAAGACAGCCGAAGAAGCTATTAAGGCCGCGAGCGATTTTGTTAAGTCGAAGTTTGAAGGATACGCCAAAAAGCGAAACACAGTCCCGCCACTTCCGTCAGGAGCAAAGGCAGAAGGGGGAGGGGCAAATACGCCTCCAAAACCTCAAGAACCCGAAAAGTTAAAAAGTCCTTTAGAGGAAATTGAGGAGCATAACGAGGCAAGGAATAAAAAAGCACTTTAGGAGTTAGAAAATGGCAACAACGTATGCAGGTAGCAATAACTGGGTTGATAACGGAAGTTATCTTTCCAATCAAAAACTGTCAGCAGACATGAAGGCGCAAGCCCTCGGAATGTATGTCTGGCGTCAGTTTGTAGATAAGAAAGATGGTCTTGGGGCTTCAGCGGGTGATGTGGTGACATTCACAAAGAGAATGAGAATCGCCACTCAAGGAACCACGCTTGTTGAGACGTCTCAGATGACTCAGCAGCAAATCAAAGTGACAAAGGGGACTTGCTCGGTAGCAGAATTTGGAAATAAAGTCCTTTATACGTTGAAAGCGGACACTCTTTCCAAATTCAACATGAAATCCGAATACGGCAAGGGATTGGTTGACGATCAGGTTGCGGCGATTGACCTGGATATTTACAACCAATTCACCGGAGCTAAATTCAAAGCGGTTTGTACGAACAGCGGAAAATCCCACGTTGAATTTAAGACAAACGGGACCGCAACCAGTACGGCCACTCGTGGTATTAGCTCGGCTAACTTCCGTGGGATTGTGGATTATGCCAAGAAATCGCATATTCCAAAGATGGGTTCGTATTACATCTGCGTCGGAGCGACAGACTTTATTTCGTCTTTGTATGACGATCTGCAATCGGTTGCTATGTACGCTGAGCCTGAATTCAGGTTCAAGGATGAAGCAGGACGTTATTATGGATCGCGTTTCGTTGAAGATAACGTGACCTGCGATAACACCGCCGGGAACTCCAACTACGGAGAAGGCTTCTTGTTTGGTGAAGAAGCAGTCTGCGAAGTCATGGCTCTACCCGAAGAAATCCGATACTACGAAGAGGAAGCGGGAAGATTTAAATTCCTCATGTGGATTGGAATTCTAGGCCACGCGAAGATGTGGGATCGCGTGACGGATGGGGCAAGTTCTCCCGACCTTAACGGGTTAGAGAGAATTATCCATATCACAAGCGCATAAACAAAGGGGCCGGGGGAGAAATCCCCCGGCTTCACTAAATGCCAACAATTATTGCAAATAGATATCAAAAACTAGACTGGCGTAAAGACGGATTTAAAAAGCCGTGGGTCAGCCGTATGTATAGACGTCCAGGTGAAGCCAATATGGTTCATGACCTAAGATGCGATATTTGTGGCAAGTGGTACAACTACTCGACAAGAGATATCCCACTACTAAAAGAAAAAGATAGATGGAATAGCCGTCTAAACCGACCTTTTCATTGTGGAAATTCATTATGCCAAGATTATCACCAAAGAGAAATGATTCATAAACTGAAACAGATTAACAGGATGCTTAAAGGTCAACCAATGGATAGTCACGTCCTATGAGATACCTTGTCTGCCGTATAGCCGCGATTGGGGACTGTGTTCAAATTACACCCTTAGTCCGCTATCTCAAGGAAGAGGGGAACGAGGTCTATGTCCTTACTTCTGAATGGGGGATTGAGAT